CTAAGGTATCTCTATCTCCGGTTCCACCTTCACCGCTGCCGATATATACTGTATCACATCACCTGCACTATAATCCTCAAATGCTATGCGGTAGCGTATCTCGCGCACACGTATGTTGTCATAGCGCTTTTCTGTAATAGCACTGCTACGCGTCAGGTAGCCGAAGTCATCACCGGGACTCCAGCCATGCAGTGCTTTATTGAGGTTCCATTCTGTGTCATAATAGGAAATGGCTTTCTCTTTATAGGTATCAGGTGTGGCCTGCCCGCTGCTGCTAAAGGGCGCAAAGCCAAGTTTCAGCACCACCGTGCCCTCAGTGTTCTGTACATTTTCTGACATGTTTTGAAACTGAAAATCTTCAAAATCTATCAGCACACAGGGCCACGATACGGGCGGGCGAAAGAAAGGTTTGTCATTATTTTTCAACTGGCCCATATCCTGGTCTATATAGGTAACATCTGTAACAGTACTTTCTAGACGCTGCTGTATGGCCAGAAAAAGATTGGCAAAAGGAGAATTCATAAAAGATAGGGTGTGGTTAAAAAACTCCCACATGCTTTAGCACACGGGAGTCTGACGATAGGAGTATAGTATGAATATAGGATACTTAATAAGACAGTTCTGCATCGAAAATAGTTGGGTTGCTTATGGTTTTGGTATGCCGTAAGTATTGTACCAGTAGTCTTCAGGCACCGGCACCATCCCTGCCACTTCTTTGTCTATTTCCAGCCGTGCTTTTAGTTGTGCGTTATCCACTTCTTTAGTAAAACAAAATTGACCACCATCCACAGGGTACCCATAGCTGCGCAATATATTCAGGAATTTAGGGTCATTCAGCATGCTGATGGTGTACATCATATCGCTGCGGTGTATTTCTTTTTGCTGTTCTTCATGCACCAGGCTCTGTGCATAGCCACTTCCGCTTTCTGAAACGGTGGTGCCGGTATTACCCAGTATAATGATGGACATCTCCTCATTCATAGCCCGCATAAAGGATAGCTGCAGCCTGCCGTCACCACTTACATTTTTACCATCCTTCATTTCAAAATCGGCCTGCTTGGGTATCATCAGTGCCAGCGAGCTACCGCTTTCATCCAGCACTTTCTTCAGCTCCTGCTTGGTTTGCTCATCATAGGCATCATACTTTATCACGCGCACGGGCTGCCCAAACAATTCTATATACTGCGACCAGTCCGAGATATTGCCTTTTTTATACAGTGCATATGGTGCGCATTTCAACAGCAATCCCAGGTTATCATCTTCACCCATTACCCATATATTAGGTATGTCTGTATAGCAAATACCATCGGTACCGCTTTGCTCATAGGCTATAATATCCAGGTTGGGTTTTATATGCTTGCGAGGTATCTTCAGAAAAGATAATTTCTTACCCGGCAAAAATTCAATACCGGATATGCCCCAAAGCAATGTCTGCATAACAGTGCGCATTATATCGCGGAAGGGCAGGCTGTTTATAAGACCATCAAGGCCTGCAACCTTTCTGCCATCTTTTTCAAAATACAATTGCTTATTCAGCACCGCATCTATACGCTTGGCAATAATACCGCTCAGGTGCCCGTCCAGTATCACGTCCTCATACAGATCATACAAGCGGCTGCGGTTGGGGTAGTAAACAGATTCGGCAGCTATATGGGCATTGCGCCAGTTGCCAATATCTTTACGTGTGCGGTCTACAGAGCGTACATTCAGCTCATGCACCACCACTTCTATTTTCTGATCTTTATCAGGCTGGGTAACAGTAACGAGTGACATAGGGGTTTATTAGGTTTAAGGGTTGCATCAGTGCGCTTGTCGCACCAGCACAACTTTTTGCAATAGTTGATAATTATCCCGGTAGGGAATTAGTTTATAGTGTCTTATGCGCGAGTTTATGAATTTTCTGGGGTCATTGCCTTTCACTATCAGGTAATAGTCATTTATGGTTTTGTCCACTATTTTCCATTTTTCTGGAGGGTAAATAGGTTCAAGCCCTGGTGTAGGATTGTGTACCACCAATATCTGGTATGCATCATCGCCCGAATACTGCCACAAGAACATAGGCTTGCTTTCATCGCCCTTGGGCTGTGTAGGGTAAAGCTCTATAGTATCCAGCATGTCCAGTTCCAGCCTGGGCACCTGTGCATACCAGTTCCTGCGCATGTCCACATGTATGTTCTGTGAAAAAGCAGGGCAGCAAACAAACAGCAGTATAGAAGCAAACAACGATTTCATACAGCTAAATTAATTCAATCCCACAAAAAATGTGTGCGGTATATACAAGCTCAGCATCATTTTAAATACGTAGTCATTGATCTGGAAATACACAATGTGCCCATGATCTGCAAATGTGAATATCATACGGCAGGGTTTAAAAGTAATTCTCACGCTTAGGATTGCTGCACCAGCTCACATCATCACCTTCGGGAAATGAGTCTGCACTGGTGTCCCTGTAGGGCCATCCTTCAGGGTTTGCGTCGCCGCACATGATGCTTTTCAGTACAGCAATGGCATCCTGGTAGGCAGTACGGTACGCGTTGTAATCCACATTTGCATTGGCCAGCCTTATGATGTGCCAGCAGGCAATGTCTTTCAGCAGGCTTTTCAGGTATTCATCCTGCACGGTGGGCGCTACCGTATCGCTGCCAAAAAGTTGCAGCAGGTCATAGCGGCCCAGGTACATCTTGGCTTCCTGCGTAGCGGCATCTATAGCGCGACTAACAATGGTGCTGTCTGCACGGGTGATCTCGTTCAGCACATCGGCATAAAGATGCGTGCCGAGGTCGGCCTGGGTAATGAGGGGCATGAGGTATAGGGTTTAAAGGTTATTAATATCGCTTGTTCTTATTTATCGTCTTTATCATCTCCGGTAGATACGTCTACTCCGTCGAGGTCATTTTTAACAGCTACTATCTTTTGTGTAGTACGATCAAATTGTATTTCGTAGGCAGTAACACTCATCTCGCCAATATCTTCTTTTATATATCCGTTTATAGTGCTGTTGCCTGCTGCTACATCGTCGGCACTGGCAGAGTCTATCTCGACCACTATCTTACATGGATGGCCGTTTTCTTTACTTAGCTTCGGCAACTTTTTCAATTCTTCTTTATATTCCTTTAGCATTTTTATCTGCTTACCGAAAGTCGAATTGTCTGCTCTTGCTTTCAGGCGTGCAATTTTTTCTTCCCTGTCTTCCTGCTGCGCAAAACTGTGTATACCAGCAAACAATAGGGCGCTTAATACAAATGTGCTTTTCAGTGTCATGCTAAAGTGTTTTACCAAAAATATAGGTTTTCATATCAATATGCGCGGCCATTCGCAGGCTTTTTTATTACCATAATATTTCCTGTTGCCCTGGCGGTTTCTTTATTGTTTATCATCCACACTGCGCCTTCTACAGCATCCGGCCCGTCATCATGCGCGCGGCTCTTCGGCGCCAGCGCCAGGAACTGTTCCTGCAGCCGTTGCATGTGCGGATTGTGTTTTTCATTTTCGTTCAGAAAAAGCTTTCCGTTCCTGTTCAATGGCTCCAGCAGACTTTCTATGCGCATAAATTTTTCAGGCTTGCCACGCCTGTCGCCTGTTATCGGTATTATTTTTCCGTTGCGTTTGCCGGTGGCATAAAATTCCTTCAGCAGTATATCCTGCAGAAATATTTCTTCCATATAGTAGTAGCAGTTGCATTCACCTACCATTTGCATCAGCGTATAGTGCCAGTCTATCATACGGGCGGTAGTGGTTTGCTCCAGGTAACATTTTATTACATGAAACTCATCCTGCCAGCGGCCCACCAGTACAGTAGCCTTATAGTCGTTGCTGCGCGTGTCTTTAAAAGAAGGGTCAGTATAGCATACCAGCATAGCATAGTCGCGCAATGGCCGTGCAGGCTTGTACGCCATCTCCGCAAACACAGAACCTTCAATAACAGGGTTATTAAAATACTCCTTTTGCGCAGCCGCATAGCTTTTCTGGCTCAGCACACGTTCTATGTCCAGCTCCGTATTTTTCTGCGGCCACGATGAGCGCCCGTCCGCATCACGTATATTTATCTCGTCCACATGGTCAGCTATTTTTGTAGCACGCTCTATACAGCAATCCGTAGCTATACGGTTGCCGCAAAATATAATAAGCGTAGCGGCAGATATGGAGCGCGTACTTATAGCAGCTTCTTCTATCCACTTCCATTTTTTGGCCACTATTTCCGGATTATGACAATCAGCGTCTGTATCTATATCGTCAAACAATATTATGTCAGGCCTTACCTCTTCATTGCGCGTGCCACGCGGGCTTTGCCCTGCACCCAGCGCACGGAAGGCCACACCTTTGTTGGTGATAAATTCTTCCGCCTTCCATTTGCCGCTCTGCTCTTGTAATCCATAGTCCTGTATAATACGCTGGTTATATTCCAGGTTAGCACGATAGGGCATAAAGAGGCGCGTAGCATTGTCCAGGCTATTGCTTATTAGCAGCACATATTTCTTCTTACCTGTCAGGCACAGGTACAGCACTTCCATCATGGTACGCGTGCTTTTGGCCAACTCACGGCTCCATATACGCAGCTCGCACCACTCAGGGTTTTCAAACACGCGTTTGGTAGCAGCAAGATGAAAATCAGCCGGACTTGCAAAAGTGTACTTAGGAAAATAGTAATGGAACCATGCCTCACTATCCGCCTCTAGCCTCGCCATACGCTGACGCTGCTGCTCGCTTGTCTCCAGCAGGTTTATAGGCGTGGCGTCTATTATGTTTTTCACATATTCACGCCAGCCGTCTAGTTCCTGTTTCTCTGTCTTTCCCATGCTTATACTTTTTTCAGCTCCTCTTTTATGTAGGCATCAAAATGCAGTGCCACAGTTTTTGCTAGTTCTAGGTCAGCCATTTGCAGGCGGTTTATGAATTTCTTTGCTACCTCTATTATCTGAGTTACGCTGCTTTCTGTTTCCAGGTTCTTTATGGCGCTGGTGTATTTTATTACCAGGTCTGCATCTTTCGTATTGTCGGCACCATTTTCCTTTATGCGTGCGGTTATAGTTTCCAGTATATCATACAGTATATTCAGCTGCACTTCTTTCGATGTAAGCAATGAGCGGCGAATACCCTCCCAGTTACCTTCCTGTATCCACAGCCGCAGTTCCTCTTCACTTGCCCCGGTCTTTAAGGCTATATCTTTTATAGAAAGATCGAAACGGGTAAACAGCAGCTGTGCCCATTCCTTTTTCTGACCGCCTGATAAACCATCTTTCATATCACAAAGGTCATTTGAAAGACAGCGTACCAACAAATTGAAAAAGTATGCTACCGCATTTACTGCAGTGGCTTACCGCAATAACTGCGGTAGCATAGAAAAAAGTTTGCAGCATTCATGCGGCTTTGAGACTGTTTTGCAGAGGTAGTAAAACAGGCTGTTTTCTTATAGTGAATTTAGGTGATGTATTGTTTGAACAAAACTGCGCCCATTTATCATTTCAACTTCAAATCACTTGCAAAAAATGCAACAAAACACCCCTCCAAACACCCCATTTTACTTTAAAAATTTCCTCGGGTTACAGCGCTATGTATAACCAGCTCATAAACAACCCTTCATCCCAGAAAAAAGTTTTATGCTACCGCAGTTATTGCGGTAGCTTACCACAGTTACTGCGGTAGCATAGATTTCTGATTTTGCAGGCGTTCCCAGGCATCTCATCTTTGTGTCAGAAATAACGGTTTACCTATGACCCCACAGGAAAAATTCAAAAAGATAAACAAAGAGTATGTGCTGTCGGACAGCACAGTAAATGAATACGGCTTTCGCCTGCTTACCGAAGGCTACCAGCTCGATGAGTTTCGCAAGAACCCTATAGGCTATTATATGCATCGCCGCGAAGATGGTGTGGCACTGAAATGGGATGAGCTGCGTATTGAAAATGATAAAGTAGTAGGCATACCGGTCATCAACCTCTCAAATGAAAGAGGCGAGCAAACTTATGACGAAGCAGAAAATGGTTTTCTTAATGCAGCATCTGTAGGCCATATAGTGGTGCTTGAATATTCTACCGATCCGCAACTAATGCTGCCTGGGCAGACAGGCCCTACCATCACAAAATGGTACAACAAAGAATGCAGCCTGGTGGATATTCCCGGCAATGGCAATTCGCTTACTAAGCTGTACGATGCACAGGAAAACGAAATAAACCTGGTAGACCTGCATACAGAAACCTTGCTGATTAAAAAGCCTGCAACAACGCTGCCTGATTTGTATAGTGTGCTGAAGCTTGAAGACAATGCAGATGAGCATACTGTACTGGCAGCAGTAAAGCACCTGGCACTGAAAGCCGAAGAGCTGGAGCTGGATAATAACAAGCTGCGCAACGACCGCAATAACCTGCGCCAGCAGATAGACGATATAAACAGGGCACATACAAAATACGAAGTAGCAGCCCTGCTGGACAGCGCCCTTGAAGACAAAAAGATAACCCTGGAGCTGAAAGAAAAGCTGGCGCTGGACTATGCGGATAATCCGGAAGGATTGAAAAACCTCATCAGCGCTATGCCCGCCTATCGCTCTATAGTAGAGAACCTGAAAGCTACTGAACGTGATAAAGCAGAGCTACAGTGGAACTGGGATGCCTTTGAGGCCAATGACCCCAGCGGCAGAAAGCTGCGCGAGCTGAAGGCGAACAACCCAGACCGCTACCGCGAAATATTTAAAGAAAAGTTTGCTGGATAAATTATATTTATTTATCACGTGTAATGGTCGAATGCAATTATTTTAATTTTCATATTAAAATGCCTAATTTTACGGGTCTATTTTACACACGAGCATCCAAATGAATCTTCCGAAGAAAATAACACCAGATCCCTTGGTGCAAGCTTCTGTGGAAATAAGGGTACAAACTACGCTAAACGCTGATTCTGTTTTAGAAACCTTATATCCCATTTTTGCAAAAGATTTTCCAAAGGTTAAACCGCATGATATACCTTCATTGATTCGCCAAAATGAAGGACTTTATGCTCCTACCTTTCTTTTTAGGAATGAAAAGTACTCAATTGGCGTAGCCCATAACACGATTTTGTTTGAAATCATTAATGGTTATGAATCTTGGGATATTTATTTTCCGATAATTTGCGAAAATTTAGATAAAATAAACAAACTCAATATAATAAAAGGAATAAGTAGAATTGGCATTAGGTATGCAAGTGTGTTCGAAACTGAAAGTGATTTGTCGAAAATAGTAAATTTTACATTCGCAAATGATATGTCAGAACAAGGTTTTAATCAAACATTACAGGTGTATAACGCCGTATATACTAAAGAAAAAACCCAAATTGTTTTGCAGCTAGCTGCAAATGCAATGATCGCAAATTCTTATGGTGTTGTTAAAAATGGCCCTTATATAGATATTGACTGTTCAGTAACCAACATTAATGGAACAACATTTGATGAGAATGTTTTCAGTTTAATTAAAGAATTACACGACGATGAGAAAAATATTTTTTATTCTCTGATCAAAAAGGATTTTTTACAAACACTTAATCCGCAATATTCATGAGCGACCAACCAACTTTACCTATGAAACAAATATCATTAGTGGCGTTAATGACACTTGCTTCCATTTCACAGCCAGTAACTGGTACTTGTGCGACTTTTCAAACGTCGTTATGTAATACAACTGAGCCAACTTATTCGGCTGGATTATATAAGGCTTTAAAGAAACAAGAAGGAAGCGCAACAGATACTTATGAAGACGGCACTTATACGACAATAATGAAGTCTATTCAAGAAAACCCTATAAATGTTGAAATATCGAAGCGAATAAATGAAATTGCCAGTTTAAACTACAATTGGGATGGTTATAATGCCGTGACGCCTGAACCAATTGTTTTTTTAAATGTTTATAATTTTTTGAAAAGTTTACCCACATATGTGATTGGCAATTTGAATAAAGATGAGATCACGCCTACTCCCTACGGTACAATTGTCCTGGATTGGAATAAAAATGATGAGCTAGTTTCTGTTGAAATTGGTGAAACAGAATGTGGATTTTTCTCCGAATTTAATGATAACACTAATATGGAATTAGATGCCATCCCTTTTACAAAAGATCAAATACCTTTTCAGTTGGCTACGGCATTTGAAAAATTATATTGCTAATTCTTTTAAAGTAGAAATACCACTTAATGTAAATGATGAAGAATTAATCGTGAGGGGTATTTTGCATCCCTTATTCATCGATTCTAAGTCTAAGTTTAAGAGAGAAGCTTTTTTGCCTCCATTTAATAGGAATGATGTGTCCTTATTGAGGAGAAAGTATACAAACGATTCCTTTTGTAAAGATCACTGTGCGTCGCTGAGAATTTCCGGTAACAAATATTTAGGAATGGCAACATTTATTGCATGTCATGTTGATGAAATAAACAAATCCTCAGATATTTCTGTAAAACCTAAGCTTGTCGCGACTCCTCTTAATGAAGAAAAAGAGATTATCGCAATTACACCAGTTTATAAGACAACAAGAGGATTACCAATGCATGCAGATTTGCTTTATCCGAGCCCTTTAATAAAGGGGCAACCAAATACACAATATCGGAAATTTGCGAACGAAATGATTAAAATTGCTAATTATTTTCCGGATCCAAAGCCAGACGAAAAGGGATGGGAAGGGTCGCCTTTAAATTGGGAAAAGAAAGAAAATCACCTCGAGGGATAAATAACACTTATCGCCTTCCTACCTAAAATAGAGTTTGTGCCTTCAAGGCAACTCTATGAAAATTAATCTTAAGATTATCCTTTATTCATAAATCCTAAAGACCCTATGGCAATTCAAAAAGAAATATGGGAAGACCATATAGAGGGGAACCTCTTTAAAAACAATGAATTTTTACTTGCATCTACCGACGCCAGCCAGTATGTACTGAATGGCAAGGTAGTACACATTCCGCAGGCCGGCGCTACGCCTACCGTAGTGATGAACCGCTCTTCCCTGCCTGCTACGGTAGTGCAGCGTGTGGACACGGACGTGACCTATGTGCTGAATGAATTTTCTACAGACCCGATACTGATACCACAGGCCGACACGCTGGAGCTGAGCTACAACAAGCGCGAGAACATACTGAGCGAATATGAATCGTCTCTGCGCCAGCTCACTGCAGACAATCTATTGGTCTCATGGGCGCCATCTACAGCTGCAGGCATCATACGCACTAGTGGCGCGTCGGTAGCTTCTCACCTGGAAAGCACTACCGGCACACGTAAGAAATTCACCACAACAGATCTGAAGTATGCACAGCTGACGCTGAACAAACAGAATGTACCGCTGGAAGAACGTTATGCACTGCTGAGTGCTGACATGTTCCAACAGTTGACAGATGACATGAGCCAGACACAATACCGCGATTTCTCTGCAGCCTTCGATGCAAAGAATGGCATACTCGGCCAGCTTTTCGGCTTCAAGATTATGATGCGCAGCAATGTAACCGTGTTTGACAATAGCGCTACGCCTGTGGTAAAAGCTGTAGGCGCCGCTGCCGCTGCTGATGACAACGATGGTGTACTATGCTGGCAGATGAACGCAATAGAACGTGCCTTGGGCGACATTACCTTCTTCGAAAAAATTGGTGACCCGCTTTATTATGGCGATATCTATAGCGTATCTGTACGCATGGGTGGCCGCAAGCGCCGCGCCGATGAAAAAGGTATTGTAGCAATTGTGCAGACTCCTTAGTCTTTAATGCATTAATAAATCTGTGTGTTATGGTATCTGAAGTGAAGATATGGATCCTTATAGCAGTGGTGAGCGTGCTGGCTGCCGTGCTGGGCTTTGTGATAAAGACAGTGATGGACCAGGTAATAAAAAAACTGGATGAGATAGTGAGCGAGCTAAAGCAGTTGACAAAAACAAGTGCTGTACAGGAGCAGCAGATACGCGAGCTGCAGGAGCAGGATAAGATGATACACCACCGGCTGCACGATATTTCCGGCAGGCTGCGTACACTGGAGCTGAACGCGAATAAAAGTTAAATACAACCAATAAACCCTTACAAAAAATGTTCTGTACAAAAGTGAATGCAGAAATAAAATCTGCCCTGAAACAATTTGACCAGTATGTGGATGCGCATATTGATACTGCCCTGCAGATAACCTCGGCATTGAAATCCATGCTGACCTCGCCTGCTGCCGATATTATCACTGCCATTATACCCGGCAGCGCTGATGATGTGTTGCGCACACAGCTATTGAATGCGCTGACTAAAATAACAGAAGCGCTAAGCATAGTAGATAGCTGCAAGCAATACACCGATTTGAATGATAAGCTGAAATGCTTTGTGCAGCAGCTAAGCCAGCGCGATCCCAAGCTGCAGGATGCTATACTGTTAAAACTATCAAGCCTGCTGGCTGCAGAGCTGGATGGACAGAAGCTGAAACAATCATTATACGATTTGTACACACAGGCCAAATATGTTACAGCCAACAACTAAGCCAATCATATTACTAATAGCAGGCCATCAGGCAATCATCATTTCTTTTCTATCCTATCAGCCCTTGTCTGCACAGGAGAATATGGCCCTCTATAGACCCTCATAGAATGATGATGCCCATCTGTGCCACTTGTTTACCGGTGTTCCGTAGCAATACGGAACCGCCGGGAACAGTGAAACAACGCCCGCTGAATAAACAAGAATTTTTATGAACGACAACATACGGTCCTACTTCGACAATCATCCCAATGTAGATGAGTTTCATTTTACATCAGATGGATTTGCCTTTTTCAGGGAACATGATGCACGCAACCATGCACGCCATCTGGATAACGATGATGTACTTACCATTAGCCGCGAAGAGCTGGACGATATCGATACAGAAGAATAATCAAAACAACATTTAAAAAGATAAAAAGCAAATAAATGTCTTTACCTAACGTAAATATAACCCTTGCTAACGGAGCGCTCGGCGGCGTGGTACAAACTGCTGATGGCGTAATGGGCCTGGTACTTACCGGCGCATCTAACGGATCAATAGTTGCAGGCACACCATTCCTCGTTACCAGCCTTAGCAATGCAGTAACACAGGGGCTGGATAGCACAACAAACCCCTTCGCATACAAGCATATAAAAGAATTCTACGACGAAGCGGGCGATGGTGCGCAACTATACTGCATGTTTGTACCAAGCACTATGAAGGTGAGCGCTATTGCAGATAAAGCCAACGCAGGCGGTGCAATAAAGCTGCTGAACTTTGCTGCAGGGCAGATAAAAGTACTGGGCATTGTTACTGATGATACACAAGTGTACCCGAGCGGTACAGGCCTTGTGCAAACACATGGCATAAACGACGACGTATACTCTGCCGCATCAAACGCCTTGGCAAATATGCAGGACCTGGCTACGCAGTTTTTTAACCAGGAAACACCATTCCGCGCCATCATAGGTGGTACTTCGTACAACGGCACAGCTACCTCACTGCTTGATATGACGCAGAAAAGCGACAACCGTGTAGCCATATTGATAGGAGATACAGTAAGCGGCAATGGTGCTGCGGTGGGCCTCACACTTGGCCGCTTGTCTGTAATACCTGTGCAGCGCAAAATATCGCGTGTTAAAACAGGTCCTTTAACTAATACTACCGCATATATAGCCACCACATCTGCAGATAGGTATACGGATACCGCTGTGCTGCATGATAAGGGCTTTATCAGCTTTCGTAGCTTCCCTAATAAGAGTGGTTTTTACTTTACAGGTGATGCTACATGCACAGCCACTACAGATGATTTCGATACCATAGCCCGTGGCCGTGTAATAGATAAGGCACATATACTGACTTATGCTACTTACGTAAATGAAGTGGACAATGAAGTACCTGTGAACAGTGATGGTACGCTGAACGCAGGCTACTGCAAATACCTGGAGCAGCAGATCATCAACCAGATTAATCTGACCATGACTGCCAACAATGAGGTGAGTGGTGTAGACTGTTTTGTAGATCCGGCTCAGAATGTACTGGCAACTAATACAGTGAACGTAGTATTGAAGATAACACCGGTTGGCTATAGCTCGCAGATAAATGTAACACTCGGTTTCAGCAATCCTGCTAACGGCTAAGAACACAATTAATCAATAAACCTAAACACAGTAAAAATGGATTTTTTCAATAGTAAAGAATGTGAGTGGGCTGATATGGAGGTGCTGCTGGGTGGCGCGATAGTTACCAAAATACGCAGCATAAAATATAAGGCCTCGAAAGATAAAGAGTCATTGTATGCAGCAGGCGATCAGCCCATTGCAATTCAGTCTGGTAATCGCTCTTACGAAGGAGAGATAAAAATACTAAAGGGCTGCCTCGATGATCTGCAAGCTGCAGCGTTATCTGCAGGTGTACAGGATATCCTTGACCTGGAATTTGACGTGCATGTAACCTACAAAGCGAAAGCGAACAGAACACTAAAGCAGGATGTGCTTGTAGGCGTGCAGGTAAAGGATTTTGAAATAGGCTGGGAGCAGGGCGCTAAGCACATGGAGATAGCGCTGCCCATCATATTTCTGCGCCTCAATCCAACAAAGAACTAAAAATAAATAGCACGGTATGGCAGCAACAGAGCAACAACTAACAGGACAACAAAGTGATGAACAGGTACAAACCTGGAAACAACAATACAAGCAAGGTATTTACGCCATAGTGGTGGATGATTGCATCGGGTACTTTAAAAACCCCAGTCGCAATGAAATGAATTGTGCCATGAGCAAGGCTTCATCAGATGCTGCGCTTGATATGTATGAGGAGTTGGCACGGCTTACATTCATTGGTGGCAGCGAAGAAGTAATAAATGATGATCAAATGTTCTTTGGCCTTGTGCAGCAGATAAAAGTGAAGATGGATGGTAAGAAAGCAAAACTGGTAAACTTATAGAGGAGGCGCGTGGCGGCCCGGCACACGACTTCCTGGGATATTTTGAAACCCTGCTTGAATATTACTTACCGGGCCTAGATCATAAAGACCTCAGCGACGAAGCCTTTGCCCAAAAAATAGCGCAGCTCGCATTTATTCGTAAACACAAATGACCCACAGACTATGAATGATTTGGCATCCCTGCTACAACAAGTAAATGACATGAATGCTTCCTGGCTTCCGGTAGCAGTCACTGCACAGTCTGCATTTGATACAATAGATGCAGCTGCGCTTAAAACACAACAGACACTGAAAGATACTATAGCTGATGTAAATGGATTGAATAAGAGTTTGGGAGGGATAAAAGGCAACATTTCAGTATCCGTAAATAATGATCAGATCACTGCAACGCAAAATCAGATAAAACAATTGCAGAGCCAGGCTGGAACAATTGGTAAGCCGGCATCTGGTAATGGTATTAACGCCGCCACAAATACTGAATCTTCAAGCTTTGCTGATAAAGCAATTACCGCAGCTACTAAATCAATAGTAAAAGGTGGAATAACCTCTGTAATCGAAGACAAAGCACTAGGAACAGCAGTTAAAGAAGAATTGGCTAATGGTTTTAGGGGGTTGGTAGCAGATGAAGCAGGCGAATTTGTTGCGTCATCTGCCGGCGGAATACTCGGAGATGTGCTTGGTGGCGGAATAGCAGGAGGGCTTGAAGTTGCATTGGGGGCTGTGGCCCCCGAAATTGTATTGCCTGTCGTTGCGGCTGGCGCTTTAATAAAAGGTTTTATGGATCATAAAGCAGAAGAAGAGAAAAAGCAACAGCTTGCGGATGACAAAATTGCAAAACACAGAGATCTTGTTTATGCATTGGCCGGGGTAAAAGATGATGAACCAGAAATGCCGTTAAGGGGCAATCCGATTGAAGATATGGGATTCGCACGCCGGCATTCAAAAGACCCTAATTTTTATTTAGCTCGTGTAGGGCATGACTTCAGAACATCGGAGGATGCGGAGCTTCTAAGATCTATGTCGATCTACAATCTGAATAGTTATAAATCATACAGAGAAACGTACGATCCACTAAATGTGGAAGGGCTGAGAAAGCCGCTTCCAGGTGCGTATAAAGAGCAGCTGGAAAAGGCAAGGCGTGGAGAATTTCCGAAAATGAAAAAACCAGAAAAATCTTTTTTTGATGAAATACCAACAGACCTCGACAAAACAGTATCTCTGAAAGAAATATATAGGGTTAATGGAGAAAAGTATGTTAATAAATATTTTGATGCTGTGAAAAAAAGTGCAGAAACCTTAGATAATAGCATCGTTCATTTACCAAACACACACCCTTTTTCCACAGCTACAAATAAACTGCTAAAAACATTTCCATCATACATAGCCGCCACAAAAAGAGATCTGCAAGAGAATAAAGATGAGCATTCGCCAGAAAAACAAACACAACATCGCTCTTTTGTGACTACCGGGAATTTGCAACCGCAGGGCAAAGTAATCAACATCAATATCAACAAGGCCTTCATCGAAAACTTCAGCATTCATGCGCAAAACGTTCAGCAAGGCTATGATAACCTGAAACAAAAAGTCGAGGAGATTTTTCTTGAAATTCTTAACAGTGCAAACGCAGTACACGAATAATCATGGCAGAAGTATCATTTAGTATAGCACAGCTTTTTGAAAAACAATTCGGGTATAAAAGCGATGCATTCAATTTTAATAAAATAACTGATAGAAACTTAAAGGCGAATGGCGGTAGCCCTTTGTACAGTTTGGATTCTTTTGGCAGGGAATATTTTATGCCTGTTTGGCTTGGGCAAACGCTTGATTCACTTATAGAAATTCCTTACCCTGTTATCCGTATTGAGTGCCGGAAGACAATTGTTGAAACACCGCTTACCGAAAGAAATGGCACTGTTAAAGAGCTTATATATACGCAAGACTATAGGATTTCGATAAAGGGCTTAATTGTTAGCAGTACGCCCGACTGGCCTGAAAAAGACATCAGAGCGTTGAATACCTTGTTTAATGTTAACACACCAATATATATTCAGTCTGCACTTACGGACATTTTCCTAGTAGCAGTAGATCGCAATGGCGATACTCAGGCAGTAATCTCATCTATTTTCTTTCCCGAAAACAAAGGAGTGAAAAATGTATGTCCTTATGAAATAGAATTGCTGAGTGATAATATTTTCAGTTTAAATGAAGTGTAATGTTTGTTTTAAAGAGCAATATTTCAATAGGCGTTCCGGGGAAGCAACTGCAGTTCACAGGCGTGCATGAGGTGACCATTAGAAAGAGCATACATAGCTATATAGATACAGCAACTATTAAGCTGCCTTCTATAGCCTGGCTGCACACAAAAATCAACAGCTCAAATCCTAAAAAGGTAATTACCGGTGCGCAGTTTAATGATGGCGATCCGGTTAATATCAGCCTTGGATACAACGGCGATATGCAGGAAGAATTTAGTGGCTTTATAAAAAGAAGAAATCTGAACATGCCGCTAGAAATAGAATGTGAAGGGTATAGTTATAAACTCAGACGAAATAATATTAGTGGCTCATGGGCTTCAATATCAGTAAAAGATTTGCTGAAGAAAGCAACCGATGGTTTGGGTATTACACTTCAGGTAAATACAGATATCAGCCTTAACAACGTATTAGTTTCAAACTGGACCGCTGCACAGGTAATAGACTTTATATTGAAGGAAACCGATGGCTGTATCTCTATCTTTTTCATTCAGCCAACCATATTATGGGCAGGCCTGGTGTATACACCGTACTCAAATGGCACAGATGTGTTTAACAAATCAACCATTAGCTATAGACTTGGATATAATGTGGTAAAAGACAATAGTTTGAAACTGCGGGTGCCGGATGATAACCCTGTTAAAGTGAATTTTAGTAAAAAGCTAGCAACCGGCGAAAAGCTAAACGGATCATCTGATGCCACAGAAGCAGCAATAATAAGAAATTACCGAAAGGTACTGAATCATATTGCCTCGTCACCTGTGTTAAAAATGCTGGCCCAGGAAAAGCAAAAGCGATTCAACTACACAGGCTATGAGGGGAGAATAAACGCTTTTCTGCAACCATATGCACTACCCGGTTATAAGGCAAATATGCAGGACACACAATACCCGGAAAGAAATGGAGCTTACCTGGTAGAAGGGATAGAAGTGGTATACGGAATGGGAGGCGCCAGGCGAGTAATAGAAATTGGTCCGCAAATAGGAGGCAAATAATGAGTAAGAACGCAGCAAAAATAAAAACTGGATTACAACATCTAAGTGCTCGGCCTCATGAAATAGTATCAGGTACGGTAGTAAGTGTTGATGAAAACGCAACGACAATGAGTGTGCTACTTACGGATTATGACGCAAACGTAGACAATGTGCTGCTTAACGGAGTAAGTGAAAACCTAAACGGATTAATCGTTTTCCCAAGTGTCAATAGCAATGTAGTAATAGCAAGTATAGATGGCCCTGGTGAATATACATTAGTACGCGCCAGCAATATTGATAAAGCTCTTTTAACTATAGGCGCTACCAAACTTACTATTGACAGCAAAGGATATAGTATAACGCACAATGGCGAAAGCCTGACAAAGATAATGAGTGATCTTTTAAGCGCTCTTCAGGAAATGACATTTACCAATGGTGCGGGAACAACCAATGTAGCAGACAATCTTCCAAAACTGCAAGACATATCAACACGTATAAGTAACCTTTTAACATAGAAAGATGGCACTTGATATATCAATATTAACAGACGCATTCAAACAAATAAGAGATTCTGCAGGTAAATTATCGACGTCGGAACAAGACCTTAAGTTAGCAAATGCCATTGCGCAGTTTGTAGCGAGCGCGGATGTTATTTATACAGCTGGTCTCATAGCACCATCCGGTGGTGGCCCTGTAACCGGACCTACTACCACGCCACCTACTACTATAGCTAATCTAAAATAATTTGACATGCCTACAAAAATGATGGACATAGGATTAGTAAGCGATGATCTTGATATAGAACAAGGAGACTTTACTAATGCAGAAAGCACATACCAGCACCAGCGACAGTTGCTAATAAACGATAAGGGAACTTTTAAAGAGAACCCTACAATTTGTATAGGCATCTACAGCTACCTGGACAACGAAAACCCCAGTGATCTTTTGCGCGATACAACCATTGAATACACACGTGATGGCATGACGGTAAAGAGTATAAACTTATCAAGCAACGGAAATATAAATATAGATGCGTATTACCCCTAATCAAACCATGATGGACCTGGCTATAATGGCAACAGGCACCGTAGAATCAGTTTTCCAGATACTCGCCGCAAATGGAAAAGGAATAACTGATGCACCGCATGTGAATGACGATTATGCTGTTCCGGCAGATTCAATTATAGACCAGGCGCAGCTTAACTATATAAACCAAAATGGTGTATTGATCGGCACCGGTGATGACCCCGATTTATATATAGGTATTGGCTACTGGCAAATAGAAGTAGACTTTAAAGTATCATAAACAATGGCAAGAACGATAGCACAAATACAACAATCGATAATAGACGCTAAGACGGCGGATCCCAATCTGAGCGCGCTGACAAGCACCAGCAACGTGGCTATATGGCGTCTATGGACATATATAATAGCTTTTTGCCAGTGGACGCTTGAGACATTTTTTGACCTGCATGTAAGCGAAGTAACAGGCATAATAGCTGCACAAAAAGCACATACGCTGCAATGGTACGCTACTATGGCTAAGGCCTTTCAATATGGCTATAGCCTGACGATAGATAGCGACACCTACAGTGTAATAGATACTACAGCACAGATTGTAAATTATGCAGCAGCTATTGAATACACAAACGGCCTAAAAGGATTACGCATAAAAGTGGCCACTCTAAGTGGTAGCACCCTGTCTCCATTAAGCATTCCTCAGCTTGCTGCATTCACTGCATATATGCAGGCCATAAAAGATGCCGGCGTAAGACTTACCATTTCTTCTGCAAATGCTGATAGCTTAAAGCTGAACCTGAATATTTACTACAATGCAATGGTATTAGATGCTGCTGGTGCAAGGCTTGATGGAACAGAGGCTACCCCTGTACAGGACGCAATAGATAAATATCTCGAAAATCTGCCTTTCAATGGACTATACATAAACTTTGAACTTCTGGAAGCATTAAAAGCTGTGGATGGCGTGATAATACCTGAATTGGTAAGCGCGCAATACTACTACGCCGGAAACCCGGGCTATACATCGATAACCACAGAATATACACCAGATGCCGGCTACATAAGAGTCATAACCCGTTCTACAGATCTCACGCTAAACTTTATACCACATGGCCTTGTTTGATATTGACTACAATGCATTGGTAAAGCTGTTGATACCAAAACAGCTGCGTAATGCCAAAATGGTAAGCTGGCTTACTGCACTCATAAATCCGGTACAGTATATATATAACGCATTTATGGCGCAACGCTACGATAACCTATATATATTGAATCATAGCAGTCAGGTAATATATCTCCAGGCGGTACTGAATGATATGTTTGACAATACGCTACGGCGAATACAGGTGACAGATCCACGCTATAAAGATCCTTTATACATCTACACTGATAGTGAAATTAAACCTGTATATCTGTATACTGATGCAGAAAGCAATCCGATATGCCTATATACAGACACTGAAACGACAGCTGGAGATGACTTTGTAGTAGACGTGCCTGGGGTGATAGCTTACGATTACATATATATGCATGCACTTATTGAGCGCTTTCGTTTGCCTTCAAAATACAAATACTCAATCATAACCGTATAACTATGAATACACTTGATTTAACAAAAACAGGCGGCTTCCCCTTTACACAGGATATGCTTGACTGGATACAACAAAATGGCCTTGGGGTAATGAATATGCTTGGCGCGAAATGTTTACCCAATAGCCTGGCAACGACACCCAATACACCTGTGGTGTTAACAGGATTTAATCCAAATGGCGGGGCTACATATAAAGCTGGGTACATGTGGTACAACAATGAAATATTGCATTTCCCGGTAGATATTGATACAAGCGGGATACCATTGCTGGACCCAACAAGTGGTTTAGTTTATGGCTTTGCCATAGTAGAAACTGATACATCCGTGTCTTATTTCGATGGAAGCAGCCATAACACTAAAATATCCCGCACCCTTACAATAGTTGCCGGAGCAAATGCACTAACAACTACGTTTATTCCGCTCACTACCACTATTTATTATTTTGATAACGGGTTACGAGAAATAGTAGAAACACATGTACCGATATCCGTTTCAAGTATTACGGGAGATGTATATTATCGTAAAAATTACTTAAATAACACCCTTCAGGTTAGAGGCTTATTAAGTATTCCGGCATCTGTTATAAACCCGCCTTCCGTCATAACGCTTGCAACACTACCCGTCGCATATAGACCAATTTCACAGAGCGGACTTTTTACTGGATATTATAGATATGTATCTTCATACTTAACGGACGTTTCAGGAATAGATTTTATTAGAAATGTCCACATGGAATTACAAACTAATGGGAGCTTGAATATACTGCCCATACCTGCTGCGGGAGTATACAGCATAATGTTTAATTCTACAATTCCACTCGACTAAAACTTTGAACCCTCCGAAAAACGCAATTAAATGGCAATAAAAGACAGAACAACATTAAAAGGCTATTTTCCTACAGGGGGACAGCCTACACAGCAGCAGTTCAGCGACATGTTGGATAGTACATTTTTGAAGAACGAAACGATACCAATAGCAAACGTAACCTTTGGTGTAAATGTACTTACATATGCAGCGACTATTAACTGGGATATAACAGCAGGCCAGCAAGCAAAACTTATACTTACAGGCAATACTGCGCTCAATATATTAAATATGCAAGCAGGGCAGTTTTATCTGCTGGAAGTAATACAAGATACTACAGGTGGGCATACATTAACACTATCAGGAGCTAAAGTAGTAAACAACAGCGGTGGCATAATCGGGCTTTCAAGTGCCGCTAACGCTATAGACCTATTGAGTATATATTACAATGGCGCAACATTCTATTGTATGGTTAATAAATCATTCAGCTGATGATAGCGACTTTTTATAAAGTGCCTACCGACATGCCGCTTGACCTTGTAAGTGGTGCATGGTTTGCACACGGGCTGCGGCGCTTATCATCCTCTTATATGGGAAAGATTTTACGTGTACGAAGAGATAGCGATAATGCTGAGCAGGATATTGGCTATACGTTGGAGAATTCACTTGATATAATGAACATTAGAACGTTTATAGGCACAGCAAATGCATACGTCGTTAGACTATACGACCAAACAGGTAATGGGCATGATGCAGCACAGACTACGGCGACCAATCAACCCAAGCTAAGCCTTGTAGAAGCTAATGGGCTCCCGGCATTAATACTGACAAAAGCAAATGCAATCTCATTGCAAGTAACGCTGACAGGCAGCAAACCAACTTCGTTCTCTGTGCTCTGTTCTTATCAAACTTCAAACGTAAATCTAAATAGTCAGGCTGCTTGCGGCAGTGCAATAACTGGGGCAAATGTGAGTATGTGGGGACTTGTACTTCAAACTTATTTCGGCGGTAACGTGCAAAACGGCATGATAGAAACTACAATTGGAGATAGCACTTTGACTAGTTCTATTGTCTCAAACACTCCTCAAAATGTTATGTCTAATAGTGTTTATGAGACAGTATCTGTGCGCTATCAGAATGGTAATACTTCGCCTTCCATCCATGTTGGCGGTATAAAGCAAACACTCACACAGGTGGGTAGTGGCTCAAGCATTGGCGGTAGTACAGGTAATTATTACATCGGTAAGGGCTACCCAGGTACAGAGCTGGATGGAAAGATATTAGAAAGTATGGTTTACTCAAGCTATGTGAGTGATGCAAACATGACTAAAATAGAAAACAATATAAGAGCATACTATGGAATTTAG